CGCAGCACGCGGATGACTTTGCATCCGCTATGGATGCCATGACAGAGAGCGGCGGCAAAACTGCTGAGGCGTTCGCAACGGTGGATAATACCACAGAGGCGGCGAAAGAGAAACTGATAACTTCGGCCCAGAATGTAGCAATCGCATTCGGAGATATGCTGATCCCGGTGATTAAGGATATTATCGGGTACGCGCAGCAGATTGTGGATTGGCTGAACAGCCTGGACGAGGGGCAGAAACAGACGATCATACAGATA